TCTTCGCAGAGGCTCGCCCCTTGGCGTTCAAGCCGCCGTTGGGGTTCTTGCCTTCCTTGCGTTGCCATGCTGGTGTGGACATACATTAAGCCTGTGCTTCTTTCCAAGACAAACGAGCCAAGATAGTACCGCCTGTTGCGCTCACTGCTTGGGCAACCACATACAGAATATCTGGACCATCAGGGTAGAAACCCGCCGCAGAGGTTGGTATAAGATTAGATGTACCGCCACCCAAGATTGAGTTGCCTAAGTCACGAACGTTGGATAAGTCTAAGTTAGATACCGTACCTGCTGCGCAATATGCCGCCGCTACAGACTCGCCACCAAATACAGATACTGCACCTGTAGTGTTAACAGCAACCTGAGCCAATGAAGAAGTAGTACCGTTAGCTTGTTGAATTGGTGCAGTGAAATCTTTACCCGTTCCAACAAATGCTCCAGTGGAATAACCATTCAAAATCAGGTTAATCAAGTAAGTGTTACCAGTGGTAACAATACCCAAAGAATCCAACTGCAACTGCATGCGGTTGATAATTTCTTTTTGACCTAATAGACCTGTTTGTCCGTTGTCCACTGAAGGCCCGATACGAATCGCCAACAAAATCACTGGTGCAGTACTGCTGGTGGCAACAGCGGTAGTTTGTCCGTAGTTGAAAATCAACGACTTGTCATCATCAAATCTACCGTCCATGATGACTGACGAACCCCAGTGCGATAGGGAAGGAACAGTGTCAGGAGAAGATAGCGATGCGGAGATAAGCGCTGTTGCACTATAGGTAAAAGTGGTTGCCGCAGAGCCGCCGGTTTGACCGCGAGTCAAACCATACAAAATGCTACCGTCATTACCTGTGTAGGCAATGTATTCAATAGTTCCAGTTTGACCAGATGCTTGAACTTTTATAGTTCCAGATGGTGGGAAACGCGACACATCAACAAGGTCAATTGAAGATGGAGAAACCGTTGCACCATTAGCATGTGCGGCGGCTGTAGTGCCACCAAAACCACGAATACACCCAATTAGGTTAGTACCAGAAATACCAACGTAATAAATTAACTCGCTGTCAATCTTAACTACTCCAAGACCAGCAAGAGGCGTTGCACTAGCAACTGCAATGGTGACATCTGTAGTACCTATGGCGGCTGTAAGAGTGGTGGTGCTACTGCTTAAACTTGAAGTTAAATATGTAGTTGGAGAAAGACCATTGGATTCATAATGCGCCGCCATGTTTCCAGAACGCATATACGCTTCAAACTGTATGTTGTTATTCTGAATCTGCGTGACGTAGTTAATCTGTCCGTTGGTCGCGCGGAAGCCATAACGAATCACGCCAGCGCCGTACCATGAGTAGTCGATGTACCACATCTGCATACGGGTCAGGTCAAGGTTGTACCCTGATGGTCCTGTACCGTTACATGGATCATTCCATGCAGACTGCGGTATGCGTGTTTCCAAAGTGGCAGACAATAACGCGCCAGCAATCGTTGTTCCGCGATATTCTGGAGTTATATACATGCTGGTGTCGCTTGCGACAGTCACAACACGATAAGACTGACCACGGATAACAACAAACGAGCCGGGCAAACATTGGGTAGAGAATGCCGTTCCTGTACCTGTCACAGCGCTTGAACCCTGCGTTACAGATACAGTTCCGCTTACTTGGTTAATCGAATTACGCAGTACGGCGTACAAAGTTTGTCCGTCATATTCAAAGAACATGCCGTTTTGTTGGTCAAACAAACCTACACGGTTAGCAGAACCATACCAACTCAACGGACTAACACGAATGGCTTGACCTGTGGCAGTCGTAACAGCACCAACGGATTGTGCGGTTGTGTAAGTAAATGTGGTTGTGCTAGGCACTGTAGCAACAGTGAAGTTGCCGTTGTATACGCCTTCGTTACAGCCAAAGACTTGAATCTTTGCGCCAACAGTTAAGTTGTGCTGATAACGCGAAGTTACCGTTGCAGTTGTTCCAGAACCAGTAATGCTGGTAACAAACAATGCGGGCTTCAAAGATGAACCAGTAGAGAACTGAATGCCTTTACCAGACTGGTAACGGAAATAACGACGGGTTTGACGAATCAACTGTTGGTCTGCAACTGCGCCACCAGCAGAGAACGCTACGCCACCGTCAAATGTACGTGGCTCAACAAAACCAGATGGGCGAGCATACAAAGTTACGTTAGCACCGGCTGCAGCAGTAATGTTTGAGCCTGTTGGAGCGTTAACTACAGTAAAAGTAAAAGTGTTGGCAGTGGGAACTGTTGCAACCACCCAAGCGCCGTTAGGTGGGTTGCTAGATGCAGTTGTACCTTGAACATAAATATAAGAACCAGCAGACAAACCGTGTGGGTTTGTTGTTGTTCCAGTAACGGTAGTTCCAGAGTTGGTGAATGCTGCGCCAGAACCTGTGCCTACTTGAATACCGCAACCGGAATAAAAATATCCAATATACGCATAAGTCAAAGCTGGGTTGTATTGGTTAGCCGATGGGACAGAAGTTCCGGTGGCAATTTGAACCGTAATGCTTACACCAGCAGAAAAACTTGTGATGTACCACCAGCCGTTAGCGGCGGGAGAATTTGAGTTTTGAATAAAGATTGGAACACCGGCGGCTGCGCCAGTAGTGTTACCAGTCAATATGGTCAGCGTGGGATTGGAACCATCACCAGCAATACTGGTAATTCCGCCAATAGGTTGTTGACCAATGTAGTAAACGCTCTGACGGTTATTTTGCAAACCAATAGATTCCCACTTTGTAGGCTGTGTGCCATATTCAAAGTCCGTATCAATCAACGCCTGTGGCGAAGATATACGCATCTTGCCTACTGGGTCTTGGTTACCCGGCGCAGGTGCAAAGTACGGGACACGCGCCCCAGAATTAGAAGTACCCTGTATGGGTAAAGATTTGTTCGTTCCCGAATCAACGACCGTCCAGCCACCTGACATATTAAACTCCTTAAATCCAAAGAAGGGGGCATAAAGCCCCCGTTACTCAATTAGTCGAAGTTACCATATGGGTAAGTTGTAGTAGAACCGATATTTGGATCAGGTTGTGTGTAGCGAACAGTAATGTTGTATTTACCAGCAGTAAACGGAATAGCGCCGTTAGCACCAGACACGTTAGTTGCCAAAGTTACAACCACTTGAGACACCAAAGAACCGTTAGGGTCAGTGTTTGCACCTGTTGGGTTTGTAATGTCACCAGTAGTACCGGCGTACAAAGCAGCCAACTGAGTTGATGCTGCATAACCAGAAGTCAAAGACTGACGACCAGCAGTAAATGTTGCGCTAGATGTGCCCAAGGTCAAGTATTTAGCAGTACCACCAGAAGCGGTAAAACCGTTGCTGACCAAAACTTCCATGCCCGTAACAGTACCAGTAGTCAAAGCCTGCACAACAGGGATATCAACAATGATGTCACGGATGATGGAGCCGTAAGGCAAATACATCACACCACCACGATACAAAATCGTAGCGGTATCAGCAGTAATTGTTGCGGCTGTTGGTGGGTAGACAGTAGCAGAAGGTGTGTACACCACTGCGTTAGTGTTAGGGATGCCGTTTGAACCAACAAACTGACCAGAAGTACCAGAGTAACCTGCAGTACCAGCGGTAGTGTTAGTGAAATCCAAGAAAATAGATTGAACGCTCTCTGTGTAACCTACGTTACGCAAGGGGCCAAAACGGTTGTTGCCCGAAAGAATTGGGCCTTCAAATGTGGAACGTGCCATGACAATAGTCCTTATGCAAAAGTGCTCTTACCGATCGTTGCATCGTCTGCTGGGGCAGTGGTGGTAAAAGCGAATCACCCAGATGTGTTGAATATACACTAAAAAATAAAAAAAGGGGGCTTTTGACCCCCTTTTTCTTAGAATGAACCAGATGAGCCGTAAATGCCCAAAGGATCAGACCAGCCGAAGCTATAACGCTCACGAGCCTTGTAACGCACGTTACCAGTATCGAAGTCACCATCCATGCTGTTTTGCAATGGAGTACGCTCAAACATCTTCAAGCCGTTAGGAACGTCTGTGGTCAAGAACCAAGCGTTAGTGTCGGTCAAGAAGTGGTTAATTGCGTAACCTTCTGGAATAGAGCCGTTGTTCTTCAACGCATTGATGTCGTTGTTGTTTGTACCAACGCGCAGGCTTGTTTCCAAGAGGCGGGTAGCAACGAACTGCAATGCTGGAGGAATAATCAGCTTGCGTGGTTTAGCAGCGATCAACAGACCACGCTCATCAGTCCAAGCGGCGATTGCAATAACGGCGGCTTCAAGGGAAGTCTCGTTCAAGTCAGCTTGAGTAGATGGGGTGTTTCCGTTAGTACCACCGTTGACCAAGGGGTGTGAAGTGCTGAAAAGAGCAACGCCGTCACCGCCAACGTATTGGGCAGAGAAACCGTTGTTCAAGACAGAAGCACCCTTGACTTGCTTGGTGTACGACATAGCACGAGCCAAACCTTTGGTGTAGCGAGCAGACAAGCTGTCGTACAAGTTGTCTTCGATCGCCTCTTCGGTGATCGAGAAACCCAAAGCAATGGTTTCGTGGTTGTATCGTGCGGTGAACGCTTCTTGCGCGTTGTCATAAGCAATGGCAGAGCCCTCAGCCTTGACAGGAGCAGCGGAGAAACCAGATAACTTGGTCTCTTCTTCAAAGCTACGCTCCGATTTCTCGATTTCGTAGATTTCTTTGTGCTCTTCGCCGTAACGAGCGTACTCCAAACCAAACAGCGCGTTTAAGCCGGGAAGGAGTTCTTTAAGTAGTTGTGCGCGTGAAATAGCCATTTAAGTAACTCCTTAGACCGCGGTGGCAGTGTAGTACTCATGGTTGCCGAAGTTGATCTTGACGAGCATTTCCGGAATTTGAGTAAAGACGATTGTTGAACCAGAGGGAATAACGGTTGAGTTATTACCCAAGGACGAAGTAGCTACGTTAATAGCAATCGAGGTTGTGCCTGCGCTATAGGCTGTAGTCACAAACGAGCCTGTACGGACAATTTGACCGTTGGAAGCTACATAAGAAACGTCAGTACCTTGCACGATAGCACTTGGCAAACCAGAACCAGTCAAGGTAATAGTTGTCGAAGTTGAGCTACCTGTAGCAGAGACAGGAGAGGCGGTATCTGGAACAACGCCAACTACGCGACATGGGAGTGTGCTTGTAGTTAAAGTTGCAGAGTAAGCCAGAGCAACAGCTGAGTTACCAGTAGCTGTGCTACCTGTGTTGTCCAACACACCGTAGTTTTGACCAATCATGGCATAGCTACCAGAGGCAACTGTAGAGCCAGATGAGCAAACAACTGCTTTGAACACTGTATCAGGATCATCACAAACAATCGCTACAGCGTCGCCAGCCAGCGTACCGCCGGGCCAGTATTGGCTGAAAGTCTTTTGCTTAGTGAGTGGGTTTGTGTATGAACATCCGAGGAAAACACCAACCATACCTTGAGCGGTACCGTCAGTAGTAATACCAAGACGCATCGCGTTACCGCGAATAACACGTACGAAGTCACCGTAGTAAATACTTACAGAACTACCGTACTGGATAGGCACTTCACGAGTAGAACCCGCAAATACCTGACCTCCGATCAGATTGACCGGTTTTAGGCCGTAGGGGGCCGAGACCGTTGGATAAGCCATTTAAGACTCCTTAAAAGTTATTTAGAACCAGAACCAAATCCAGCGCCTTTGGTCGTCGTTGATTTTCTCTCCGAGAACAATGGCATGCGTGGATCATTATTTCGCATGAAGTGGTTGTCCACCGAAGACATGTTTGCTTCCGCTTGCTCTTCGTAGTACTCTTTAATGGCTTTTAAGTCTTCAGTAAGCATTTTGCAAAGAATAAGCCCACCAATTTCTACATTACCAGTACTATTTCCGACCAACATTAACTCCGGATGATCCTCTGCCTTGACTGGAACCCAACCATCACGAAACTTGCGAGACGTATTAGTCGGATCGGCCTGTCCCAAGATATGCGTCGCTACCCAGCGATACGAATACCCCGGCTCAGGTGTCGGGTCGGGCAAAGAACTCGTAGGTCTATAGACCTTACGAACAGTTTTTTCGCGTGACAGCGTGTCACGGGGGGTACGGTTTTCAGCCATTTTGATTCTCCAATCTCGCCACTTGCGCAGCATACTGTTGAGGGGTTAATTTAAACTTTTCTGCTAACGCCAACTGAGTTTTCGTTAACTGAACGGTTTTCTTTCCTGACGAACGTGTCGCAGGCGCAACCACAGAAGCAGGTTTTCTCGGAGTATCACCGGACCTTGGCTTGTCTTCGTTACCACCAAAAACTTCGGGGAACTTCGACTTCACGCGAGCATCAATTTGCTCGAAATATTCATCAGATCGCGGGTTCATACCCGAATTAACTAGTTTTTGATGCAGCCCTAGTGCGTAGCTGGTAACTTCTTCGAACCCGTCACTTCCGAACCACTGGTTTTTTGCTTGCCAGCGCAAGGTCTTTTCGTCCGGTTGAACACGTTGAGGTTCTTGTGGGGTAGTTTGTACCTCAAAATTTTCATTTTGTAAAGAGGGTGGACGAAAATTTTTCGCAGCCTCCATTTTCATCTTGGCATCAAGCAACGCTTCTTGTGCGGCAAGGATGGCATCGGAGTCAAAAGCCTCCTGTGCGGCCTTGTAATCACGGCGTGCTTTGTCCAACTCAGCTTCCGCAGCGCTTTTAGCCATCTGCGTGTACTGTTCGGAACCCTCGCTGTAGGATTGTCGTAACTTTTTATTTTCGTCTAACAGGCGCTGTGCAAGAGCCTCTAGCTCTTGTTTCTCCCGCAAGGTAGCTTCCTTGGCTCTGCGTTCGTCGTGACGAGCATGGGTCAATTCCTTGATACGCTTTTGCGCACCTTGGGTGTACTGCTCAATTTCGTCGTCCGTTGGGTCTTCTACTTCCCTATCTAACGGTTTACGCCCACGGTCTTGTTCGGGGGTGTCATCAATTACTTCAACATCAAAGTCATCGTCGCCGGTAACTTCTACTTTGACTTCTTCGATTTCGTCAGGGAACTTAAATTGTTCTCCAGCCATATCTACTCCTTTAAGCGCGGGTTATCCCACGGGGGTCTTGCACAACACATTCCACCATGTCATCGTTGATGATGCGGAACTCTTTTCCAAAAATTTTGAATCGCGTACCGGAATACGTACGTACTAAGACGAAGTCACCTTCTTTGCACCACGCGCCCGATGGGAACTTGGTGGGGTCTTTGAACGCATCTGGCCCTATACGCATAACAAACAACACCGTAGTGGCGTGTTCTTCTTGACGCATAGTTGCCATGTCTCGAACTAAGTCGAGGTCTGTCCCAGCTATCTTGGCATCAACCGGAGGGACGATGCACAGGATTTTGTAACCTGTTGGGAGTGGTAGTGCAGTCGCTTTGATTTCTTCCGTAGCGTCTGGTTCGGGAACGTCCAATTGTTGGACGGAGGGCGGTAAGGCAATACCGGGAGGCAGGAGTATTTCACTCATCTGATTCATCAACTTTCTTTGCAAGGTCGAGTAAGTAACCCTCTGCGATGGCTAGACCATGAATCACCCCACAGAGTTTTTGATATTGGTCGAACGACTGACAGGTGCCATTTGCCATGTCATCTGTATAGTTGTTCATATCGGTACGTATTTTTTCGCGCAATACGCGTGCGAAGTCTTGGATCATTCTTTAGGTTGCTCCTTGGGTTGGCGTGCTAACTCAGCACGAATTGCAGCTTGCTCACGCTGGTGTTCTAGGTTCTGACGATGGACCTGTTGTTTATGCGTCAGATTTTGATTGTGTTGTTGCGCTGCCATCACAGTCTTAGCCTGTGTAGCTGCGAGTTCTTGTTGCTGTCTGGCTTTGTTGCCTTTCAACTCTTGTTGTGCACGAGCCGCTGTAATCTGTGGGTCTTCCCCACCCATGCGGCTTTGATCCATGCGGAACTTGCCCGCTTTCTCAATCGTCTCAGTCTGTAACTTTTGCTGCTCCAGACCAAGCTTCTTGTTTGCCAACTGGATGTCAGCCTGAGCCTTCTGCGCTTTGATCTGCACTTCCTGTTGTTTGATCTGCAACTCTTGCTGCTGCATCTGTAGCACTGGGTCTTGTGCTTGTTGTTGGGCTTGTTGTTGTGCAGCCTGTCCTTGGCTTTGTTGAAGCACCTGCTGTGCAGCCTGCGCCATCATGTTCGACAACGACAACTCAATCTCTGGTGGCAACTTCTCGTCTTCGGGCGGCAGAGGCATACCCAACTGCTGCTCAATCTTCTGACGATAGGCAAAGCCAACGTGCTCTGAAATATGTGCCATCATGGCTGCCTGCATCTGTGGTGCGCGGGGATTTTGCCCAATCAACTGCATGATAAGCGGGTCCTGCATTGCGGACATGTGCACCTTGATGTGCGACTCATGGTCTTGGTACATGAACGCTTTGACTGGCTCACCTTTGAGCACTGCCATATTCTCGGACACTGGGTCTTTTGGTTTCTGGTCATCTGGCAACGGCACAAGTTTGTCTGCGTTCTTAATTCCCAAAACCTCCAGCATCCTGCGGTGCAGTTGTGGCAAGTCGTAAATGTCCGGAGCCATCTGCGCCATCTGGATAACGGCTTGGTACTGAACAACACGCTGGGACATGGTCGCAGCATTTGGGTCGCTCACAGGAATAATATCTACGTTCTCATAATCTTCGTGGCGTGCAGAACGGCTACCTTTTTCTGGGTCAAAGTTGTACTCTGGGTCTGCGTTGTCACGGATGATGATCGACAACAATCCCAGCTCTTGTTTGAATGTGTAGTGCAGACGCGCTTGAACCGCCGTCATCACTTTTAGCTGGCGCTCCAGCAGAGCAAGCGTTGTGCCGACCGGTGCTTGAGCCGACATGTCGGAGACCTGCATATCTGCAGTAGCCGCAAAGCGACGGCCTTCTTCTACGATCGTACCCAGCAAACTAGCCAGAACGGCACTTGGTTCTTTATATGGCAGTGGGAGGATGTTTTCGCGCAGTGCGCCTGAGCCAATATCTACGTCGCGGAATTCTCCGGGCGCGATCGGTGTGTCATCACCCTTAATGCGAAGTCCACGAGACTTGAGGCCCCCGGGGAGGTTCGATAGTGTTCCAGCATCCACCAACTGACGCATGATGCTTGTGGCTGACTTGGCAAATCCGCCAATGAGGTGGAAGAGTCCAAAGCCGTAGGCTCCAAAGCCGGGGATGTATTGGTAGTGGACGAAGTGCTGGCGCTTGAGTCGGAGGGTGTCGTCTTCTTTCCAGTTGCGTCGAATGGACAGAACTTCATTGGAGCCTTTTATTAGGGTAACCACGTATGGCAATGCTATGCCAGTTTCTTTGCCGTCATCATCTTTGTCTTCAAAGCCCTTGAGGTCTAAGTCAACATGGCACTCATACATCGTGTATCGATCGTCGTTCAGATCGTTAAAACCAGTCTCTTTATCCTTGGCTTTCTTGATGTCATCTTGCGATGTCTTTGTTGGGTCAGGTAGGTCGATGTCGCGGTAGAACCCTGCTTGTTGTAGTTTTAATATTTCATTTTTTGTTTTACGCATGACGTGGGTCACGCGATAGCAAGTGTCCATGTCTGTCGCGCCGTACGGCAAGATGATGTCCTCTGCTGGGATGAACATCGAGACTTGACGACCCATGTTCGGGTCTTCGTAAACTTTCTTGAATGCTGAGCCAGTGGCAGGTAATGACCACAACATCCGCTCTTGTTCTGGACGGAACTCCTTCATGACCTCCGTCAGTTGGTAGTTCATGTCTTCTTCAACACGCTGTGCAGCTTCTTTTTTCTGTGGAGTTTCTTTACCAATAATTTTTGTACGTACAGGTCCCTGCGCAGGGAACATCTCCGTGATTGTCTCGCTTTGAAAGCGTACCACAGCTTCTGTAATCATCGGATGGAACACGCCTGACGCGCCGTTCCAAGGTTCTGTTCTTTCTTCGTATTGGAGGCCAAGTAACTTGAGTCCCTGTGTGTAGGCTTTCTCCCAGTCCTTGCGTGAGTTCTTGTCGTTATCAATGTCCTCAGACAACTCGCTTGCCATCGAGTCCATCGCGCTCTCGTCCATCTCCTCAGCCAAGTTAGCGTTGAAGTCGTCGCCATCTTTTTCGCCCGGCTCAATGTGGATGTCTAAATCCCCCGCGTGGATGTTGACCGCTTCGGGATCAATGATCTCAATCTCAAAATCTTCTGGCTGGTCTTGCGCCAACTCTTCGATCCCTTGTGGTTGTTGGTATAGCGCTTTGTCAATATTGGTTGCCATGTTGGTCCTCAGTAGTAAGCGTGCTGCTTACGTTTAAAAATTATCGGTTCGTCTTTCTCGTCGCTATCCAACGAAATGAACCCACCTTGTCTAAACCGCATCAATGCTTGGGATGTTGTGTCAACGAAGTCATCATGCTCACCTACTGGGAACGATGCAACTTCTTCAATCACTTCACGCGCCCAACGCGTGTCTGGAGCCCACACCATGCCAGATGCAAACAAGTCCGAAATCGCGTTCAATCGTACCACCTTGTCATTGCCACGACTAGGGTTTGTCTCCCATGCAGGGATGCCCATCGCTCTGAACTCTTGTATCAGCGGTGCGCCAGCAGACTTCTTCTCCACAATGAACGCATCAGGCTCCCATTCTCTGTAGTGTTTCAGCGCTGTGGCCTTTAGTTCTGGGAATGTCAGGCGGTCTTTGAACGCATCGAGCAAGATGATCTGCGCCGCGTTGCCTTCTTCCTCGTTATAGAACACACCCCACGTCGTGCATGCGGAATAGTCCGAGTTTGTCTTGGTTTCATGCGCCGTATCCCAAGATTGAATGATGTAGTCGCACACAGGTGGGTCTTCTGGCTCCCATATCCGCCACATCTTCCTAGAAATCGTGGCGCTGTTGTCCGAAGTAGGCTGCTGCATATATTGCGCGTTCCAATACCTTGGATCAATCGATGCTTTCGCACTTTTCAACGCGTGCAGAGGCCATTGCTCAGGCCAAAGGGACTTCTCGTTCTCCGTATTCTCGTGAAGTATGGCTGGCAACTCCACAATCTCCCAGCGTGGGGAGTCAGGGTTACGGGTTTGGTAGTCAATGATGCGTCCGGTCAGGTCTAAAACTCCCCAACGGGTCATCACCACGATGATCGCACCACCCGGCATCAGACGCTGGAGCGGTCCGGTCTGCATCCACGACCATGCGGTATCAAAAGCTAGTCTCGAGTTGGCTTTAACGTCTTGTTCGGAGTGAGGATCGTCAATAACAAATAGATCAGCGCCACGACCAGCCAAAGCACCCCCAACGCCAGCAGCGTAGTATTGACCACCAGCACTCGTAGACCACTTACCGGCAGCTTTTTGGTCGTCAGCCACATGTGTGGCGGGAAATATTTCAGCATACTCCTCCGAGTCCAGTAAGTTTCGCACCCGACGACCAAAGTCCTCGGACAGACCCGCAGTGTGCGTGCCCATAATGATCTTCTTATTAGGGTTTTTACCTAGAAAGTATGCTGGGAACAAGTAGCTGGAGAACTCTGACTTGCCCATACGCGGCGCAATGTTGATAATCACACGCTTTTTCTTGCCATCCAAGACGTCTTGGAAAATTTTTGCCAGTTTTCTGTGGTGCGGACCGATCTTGAACCCCGGATAGACTGCCGTTGCGAACCCCAGCATGGAGTCGTGGGCCGCTGCCAGACTAGCCCGCTTCTCACGGATGTCCAACATGTCCATGAGTTCTACCTTCTCCGCCACCGTCATGGTCGGGAGAGCCTTTTGGAGCGCCGCAAGCTCAGCTTTGGTCAGACTCGTCAGGCTGTTGAGGTTCATTTTCGGGGTTTTCTTGTACACGTTCTTCGGACGTGTCTACTTTTTCGTCTTTTCTATGCACGTCGTCCGCGTCTGTTATGTCGACCACATCTATGACGCCCATGAACTTGCTGAGCTTTTCTTTAATCTTAGCGTCAATCTCACTGTCGCTGAGTTCTGCCTTTTTAATCTCCACTTTATCCGTAAAGAGGCCGACCTCTGTAACTTTGCCCAGCAAACCCAGCGCTTTTAGCCGGATGTTGGCGTTGGTGGATTCGGTTTCCTCAAGCAACTTAGCAACGGTGTAGCCTCTGATCTCTTTGGCTTGCTGCACAAACTCCCAGTCGTAGGCAGACAGCATCCCCGTCAAACGCCGTACAGCTTCTGGGGTTTTTAGTTGGATCAAGTTTGCTTTTTGTTCGTCGTTGGTCGCCGCAGTGGTCAGTGCGCCAAAGGCTTGTCTTGCTGCAGCAGTCTGCTGCTCCGTATCTATCTCGTCGTCTGGACGTACGCCTAGTTCTTCCAACCACTCAACAGTCTTATGTTGCGCAGAAAGCACTTCTCCCGGCTCGACGTCATCGAGTTCGACAAACATTTCCGGACTGGTGACCCCCGGATTAAATTGCACCAAATGCTCAAACATGCGCGGTTCCTTGCAACCTCGTTGCGCGAAGTATATACTCACTTCTGGTAGGTGTGCAAGCAGTTGCGCATTTGCTTCTCCTGATGGGATAACCATCCTTACCCCGGCGTTCAACAGGCGTCGGGGTTTTTTTGTATAGGGGTGTCCAAAGTTTGACAAAGGTTATTTGGATTTTTTATAAAATTTATGGGGGGTAGGTGTTTAGTATTACTGAGATTTGAAATGTGGTTGTGAAACAGTGTTCATGGGGCATCGTGGCACGGCTGTCCCAAAGGGGTGATGGGGGTATGGTGGGGTCAAGCCACGGCATAACTACGCTGTCAAGGGTATGCACAAACACATTGTGGTATAATAGATTTATCGATTGGGGGAACTCAGTCG